GATCAACTGCACGAGAATCAGCAGATAATTCTAAATTACTAAATGCCTGAGATGTGTTTGGATCTTTTGCATATTGTCTTACTTGTCTACCAAAAGTCATAGATAACTCTGAGTTATAAGTAACACACATGACTGCACGTTCAGGATTTCTACCAACATAATATACAGGAAACAAACATGAAGCTAAGAATGATTTACCATGACGAGGTGGCATGTTTATCATCAGTCTTTTTATTTTGCCTCGTTCAACAGCATCTAGTTTGTTTATCAAGTCAATCTGAAAATTAGCCAGATTAAATTTTGGATGATGTAACTTTACAAATCCAGCAAATGTTTCTTCTGCATTTCTAAGAGACAACAATCTCTTAGCTGCTTCTTGTTTTGTTATCACGATATTCCTAATTGTTTTTTATAATATTCTAACTTTTTTAATTCTTCTTTTAACTTGCTTTTTTCTTTAGGATCTTTCAACTCTTCTGCCATTATTTTAAATACTCTTTCAATAATTGCACGTTGTCTTTTATCTGGATCAGATATCGTAGATAAATCTAAAGACTGTATAGCTTTTGCAAAAACTTCTGGACTTATTTTTGCAGGTTTAAATCTTTTTTGTACATTAGTTACTGACATTATGTGTCTCCTTTCCAATACAGACATTCTCAGTTTTGCAGAATTTTATGTGAGTGCCGAACAGCAACGTGGCACTTGCGCAAGGCGGGTTGGGTACCACGCCCCCCCATGTTTTGCAGCACTGCCCTTTACACACAAAAACCATAGGTTTTTGTTGTAAATGCTAGGGTTTTTGTACTTGGATACAACCTTTTTAAGGTTGTATACAAGCATTGCAAAAGTTTCGGCTCTTGCTTTGCAAGAGGTAAAAATAAGGCTCTCACACATGAAAACGCTGTCATTACAACGCTTATAGCGTTGGGGGTGGTGTTCTGTCTACACACATGCAGACACGCAGAGGCACACGATAAAGGCTGGAAACCCTTAGCTATTTTAGTGATTATACGAAGTATAATCACAAAATAGCTAGGAACTGTCGGAGTGGGAGATTTTTTGCTGTCATTTCACGCAATTCACACACTGACACGCTAGGTTTTGCCGATTTTTTATAGGTTTTTAACCCTTACGAAGTAAGGGTTTAAAAAACCTTAACCCAACTGCTGTGATGAAAATTGGAACTTGTTCCAAGCCCGTTTGTGTGGCTTGAAACTTTAGTTTCAAGACGGAAAACAGCAAGGAGTTACCTATGATGTACACTACGACAAATGTGACTGTTAATTTTATTAACAGTTCAGGCAACGCAGTTGCTACTGCTTCAAGACCACTTCGTGTCTTGCCAAATGGCAAAGACTTCGGAGTTGTTCGTAAAGGCAAGGTATTGCCTTTCCTTCCGACAAGCACTAACGAGGGTAGTGCTGTTGTTGGTGGCGACAGTTTTACTGTCGACCAATGTCGTGCTGCGAAGATGTCTGATCTTGGTCTAAAGACCAAGTCAGAGGTTAAGGCGAGCAAGCCAAAGGCTACTCGTACTGTGGCACAGCAAGAGGCAACAGTCAACATGTTGACTGCCAAGCTTCAAGCGAAGCCTACGCCTGCTGTCAAGAAGGCACACGCTACTGCTACGAACAACCTTGCTAGACTAAAGTCTAGCGAGGCTGACCAACCACAGCTTGACCTTTCGTCTATGACGAAAGAGCAACTTGTGTCTATCCTAGCAAAGCTAGGGTAGTTTCACTCATAGGGTAGTCGTTTTGACTACCCTTTCACATGGGAGGCTACATGCGTTCAACTGTGTGAGAGTTCTGGGAAGTCATTGGCTTAACCAATGGCTAGATACCAATCGCTTTTGGTTGAGATACTCTCACACAGGAACAACAAGCGAGGTTTTATGATTAGATTTATATGCGTACTTATGACAACGGCATCTGCGATTGCTACATTTCTTGCGTACAAGGAGTGGTGGATACATGGAGATTTACTAGGCGTAGCAATAGGCATGACAATCATGACTATGATTGGTATATACACAACGATACTTGGAGACCACAATGAAATGTAAACAATGTTCAACACAATACACACCACACAGATTCAAGGGTGATGTGGCAGGCGACCAACTACAAGAGCATTGTTTACAATGTTCACTCAAACTCATGCGTACTGCAAGGAAGTACAACATGAACACCATGTTTACACGCATGAAGATTAAACCAGAATTACCTGAAGGCACACGAAAAGAAAGACAACTCATCATGCAAGCACACAAGGATAGGATTCGACAGAACGCCTACCTCATGCGTATGGCTGAGAAACAAATCGAACTTATCTCTTACGAGATAAATCACACATAGACACAAGACTTCAAAATCCACTAGATATTTTATACTTTTTCTAAAAGAAAAAGTAAAAATATCTGTGGTATTAGAGTTTCCCTTTCGTAAAGTGACAAATGTTGTCAACGACAGGGGATACATGCAGTAATCGAGAGTCTAAGTACTTAGGTACATTCACCACTAGCAGGGGAGATTACTGCACATGAGGGAGTGTTAATGCACAGTTTCGCACTCCCTCACAAATCAACGACAACAATCGGAGAATATCTTATGGAAAAAACACATAAGTTGTATCAACGACTTCGCAAAGCATTATCAAAATCGTTTGATGATATGCGACATGACTTGAGAAAGTTAGCAAACGAGGTTGTTGAGACAGATGTAAGTATAGCCACACAAGGTGATGCCTTGAAGGAGATACAAGACAATCCTCATATGCTTGTAGACAATTACAGTGGTGTAAAGTTTACATGGGCATGGATAAGAGACAGACTACACA